CGTAGCTGGCCCAGATATCAATACCGCCGTCAATGAGGTCAATGTCAACATACTTCTCAACCTTGTCCCAGAAAAACATACACAACACTCCTTTCGGCGTTTTGTTCTTTCCAAGCGGCTTCCGCTTAGGGAGAAGGGTGGGAAGCCTTTCGAACTTCCCACCCTCTCGCGAAGGAGGAGGAGAGACTTGTTAGGCCTCGACGGTCTGACCGTACTCGGTACACAGGTCGAGGATCGCCTGCGATTTTTCTTCCTTGTCGTCCATGGACTGGATCTCCAGGGCTCTGGACCTGATTGCCGCGAAGGTTTCGGGCGAGGCTCCAAAGACCAACCTTTCGAGGTCCTTGTTGGTTCCACGTGCGGGCTGATTGGCTTGGCGGAACTCGTTCATCGAGCGGGTCTTCGCCTGCACGTTGACGAGATCCAACACTTTGCTTTCGCCCATGGTGTCACAGGCTTCCTGGACCGAATCGTACTTCTGATACTCGGTCTGTCCGATCACTTCGCCACCACTACGTACTTCTGTTACTAAGGTTTCCATGTTAGGACCTTTCCTGGTGCGTTGCACCTGTTAAAAGTGTTCCAGCAGTTTCTGCTGGGGTTTCAATAGGCTCAACACTCCGTTGTGACTGAGCCTCATTATAGTGTTGTAATAGCACCTCGACTTGGATGAGTGATTTTTTAAGTGGAAGGAAACAGGATATCCGTTCCCTGTTTCCTTCCGGACACAAAATGGTCTAGGTTTAGACGAGCCCGTCTCGGACGTCCTGTTTGGCACCTTCTATGCAGTTTTCGCAAGGTTCGACTTGAATGATGAGATCACCCTCGCGATCAATGCATGTTCCCCAGACGTTCAGAGTGTCGTCGCAGTTGTAACATTGGATTACAGTTGTGACTGCCATCAGGGGGCTCCTTATTTGATTATATGAATGTTCCGCAGTTTGTTGTACCTAATGGTCACAATGCCGAGTTTGGGCTTGTCGCGTCTGGAGGTCATGGAACCATTCCAAGGGCTACTTACGTCGGATATTTGGAAATCCTTTCCTTCAGTCCAGTCTTTCATTAGGTCTCGTTTGGATTTGTAATCACGTCCATGTGCGGGAATTAGTGTTATGCTCATTCTGCACCACCATGGAGGATTAGGTCTAGTTGGTTTGTGACTGCGTTTGTGACTGCGTGCGTGTCAGCGACCAGAAGCCCTGCGATTTTGGATTCCAGTTTGGCATGGCTGTCGATGGCTTCTTGCGTTTCTGCCCGCATGCGTTTGATCTTCTTGTGGCCTGAGTCCAGGAGTTTAGTTTCGATGGCGGCGATGTCAAAATCGGCGTCCCACTCGAACTCAGCTTGAGTTCCGCTCTGGATATCGATGATTTTGGGCTTGTCGAAACGCCAATGGCCATAGCGACGTTCCTCGATGTTGCCATCGTCGTCGTAGATTATTTCGCGACCGATTTCTGGAATCGAGACTTTGAGGTCGATTCCGCGTTCCTCAAACTGGTGCATCAGTTCGTGCCACTCGCCGGGTGCTGTTGTTGCGAAGTTATAAAGTTTCATTTTATGTCCTCTGTGTGAAGGGTTAGAATTAGATCATGGAGGTATTTGTCAGGTTCCATTTTGTTGAGTACTACTTTAGTCATTTTGTATCATTTTGATGAGAATGTTTACTGTGCGTCGCAATCGTCTACGTCGATGTAATCTACTTCGCCATTGGACTTGTGTATGGCGTCTTCCATTTTGGACATGATCTCATCACGGTCGTCTAGGCTGTCACACCAGAAGCCAGCCGACATCTCGATGTAGTACTTTTCAGGCTCGTCGTTGCTCTGGTCGATGTCGCGTTGAGAACATCCTGGGGGTAAATTACTGTTTCCACCAAACAGTTCGAAATTGCTTCTATGCATTTGCTTTATCTCCTTTCACAGGGAATGTGTCCAAACAAGTGAGTTTGCTCGAGGATTGATAGCGTATTTCCTTCTTAGTTCTCCTCGCCAAAGAGTGAGTCGAAGCAAGGTTCGCACGTTCCGCTGATAAGCAATTCGCGTTCTGCTGGGTTGAGCATGGGAAGTGCGTCTTGGACATACTCTCCTTTCATCCATGCTTCGAACCCTTCGGTTGGGACGATGAGAGTCAGTTTGTTGTGACAGATGTTACATTCGGTTTCGATTTCTGTTAGTTCGGTGTGCATTACCATTTTGTGTCTCCGTTATGAGGGTGAATCACCTTTCGAGGTGATGTTCCTAAGTTTTGTTCCGTCGCTTATTTTACCTGTTTGATTAAACTAAGGAGTTGTTCTCGGTCGGACGAAGTCATACTTATAACCGCTACTCCATCGGTTTCGACGGAGGTCCAGTTGAGAACTATTAGGCGTAGTTTCGTTCCGAGTGTTAGGTCCGGCATCTTGACTTGACATTGGGTAGAGAACTTCCGCGCGTTTATGTGTTCGAGGTGGTTGCGTGAACATACGCTGTCGCAATAGACGTTGTGATCGACTCGGTTTACGTCGCGTAGGTATGTTTGGCCGGGGTGAATTGCTTTGTGGCAACTGTCGCACTGGATTGGTGTGGATGCGACTTTGGTGTTGAAGAATGGGCGTTTTATTGAGGGGGTTGTTGAACTTCGTTCAGATTTTGAACGGCGTTTCAAGCGGCCTCGTTGTGCATTTCGTCCGCTTCTTTGTTGTTCTTGGTGGTACTTCTTTTTGAGTTCTAAGAACTCTGCAAGGGATGTTTCGGGTGTGAGTTGTTCTAGCATTTTGTGTCTCCTGTAGTGCTGGCGGGCGTCCGTATTGCCTGCCATGTTGAATTTCAGCAACCAACTATCAACTATGGGCCTCAATTGTAATGTAGGCCCGTTCAAATGTCAAGGGAAAAATAATTTTTTAAGTCGTTGTGTAGTAAGGGTTTATGGCGATTGGGTAAAAAAACTTTGTTCAAGTCGTAAGTGTTTGTTATTAAAGGGTTTAGCGTAGTTTCTTGAATATTCAATTTATGTTCAAGTACATAAGTCGTTGTGGCACAAGGGTTTAAAATTTTTATTGAAAGTTCAGCAATTTTGCGTGTGTCTTTGTTGACCTGTGGGGTCGTCTTTCGTAAGTTGTTGGTATATAAGTAGTTATAAGTTTGTGTTTTTCTATTTTTTATTTTTTTTTTTTTGAATAATATAATCCTTCGGGATTCCACTCCCTCACACACACACTTCGAGGCTTAAATCAGCGTAGACACGATTTAGCCTAACTTCAAGAAATTAATATAAGTCTTTGTGGTATAAGGGTTTATGTACTTGAACTAAAATTGAAACTTCAAGAAAGTGCCATAAGTGCTTATGTATCAACAAGTTACAAATTGAACTTTCACTTGAAACTCACCCTTTGCCTATTTTAACATGAGTTGTTTCACCCTGGGTTGTTTCGCCCCTGTTGGCGTTT